GAATCCGATTATATGTGGCACTCTGGAGATGAAATGGGAACCGTATCTGGAATATGGGCAGGAAGAAACGGAACATTCAAAACAGACATGTATCTTTCTCCAAACAAAGGTTCTTCCACCAAAAAGATAACCTACAAACACGCAAATGGACAGATATTCTCCAGTGAGAAAAATGAAACCATCGCTCTCTTTCGTTCAGTTGACGAACATTACATGAAAAGTCAGAGAGATCCAGCTCTCAGAACTCTCATAGGAGAAATAGAGGATGGATTTGGTTCTCTCTTGACCAAATTGAGCGCAACCGAGTTGAAGAACTTGGCAAAGAATCCTATAAATTTGGTTGATGATGTCATGAAATATCTTGAAATCAAAAACATGAACGGAATTCTCAAACAAAAGATTCGCGAATACTATGAGTCCTCTGCTACGTTTCGTAAATTTTTGGTCTTTGAAGCACTCTCGGGAAATCATAAATTTGATGGTGGGTTGGGAGCAGCAAATTACATGCTTCGTGGAACGGATTCTGGAGTTTCTTCATTGGAAAGAATCACGACTGCTCTTGCTGCAAAATACTCAAGAAATGTCAACGTCGGTGTTCGTTTCATCTCCCACAAGAGAGGAAGAATATCAAGCAGTTTTCGTGGTGATATTCGTGATGGGTTTGAGAATTGCATGAAATACTTTATTCTCAATGAACTACGGTTCATAACAGAAACCAAATTACAACTGAACGAGATTGCAATCGCAACACTGATTCGTAGATTGTTGAGTTACTTGGTCGGTGTGATAAAGAAAGTTGTGGGTCAAGGAATTTCGGCTATTCGCAAGTTCTTTGGATTGGAACCAGAGGAAGTTATCATTACGGGAGGAAATCTGTGATAAAACCCTTTACTACATTTTTAACAGAAGCGAAAAACACTCACATAACCCACTTGGAGGACGACATATTTCTCAGTGGTTATGAAGGTGCTGTAAATTCCATAAATTTCGCAAAGGCAGTCATCAAAGCTTTTTCCTCGGATGTCAGTAGACAAGTGAACATGAGTGTGAAATGGGACGGAGCTCCTGCGGTTATATGTGGCATCAATCCTGAAAATGGAAAATTCTTTGTTGGAACGAAGAGTGTATTCAACAATACACCAAAAATAAACTACACCAAAGCAGATGTTAGAAAGAATCATTCTGGTGGGTTGGTGAGTAAATTGGAAGCATGTTTGGATTATCTTCCCGATCTCGGAATAAAGGGAATCGTTCAGGGAGATCTTCTTTTTACTTCGGGGGATATCACAGACACCACGATTGATGGAAAGACATACATTACATTCACACCAAACACCATAACATATGCAGTAGAAAAAGGAACTCCTCTTGCAAAGGAATTGTCTGGGGCAAATGTGGGAATCGTTTGGCACACGACCTACAACGGTAAGAGCATGGATTCTCTTAGTTCTTCACCCGGCATTAGTCCCAGATCCATGTCAAAAATGAAAACTTCAAATGTATGGAGTGATGATGCAAGAATGAAGAACATGGCAGGAACAGTCACATTCACCAAATCCGAAACCAATACTCTGAATTCCTTGATGACAAAAGCAGAAACTGATTCTTCAAGATTGAAAGGTTTTCTGAATTTTCTCCAGAACAACGATACAATGCGGACATATATTGAAACTTATATAAACAGTATGGTCAGAGCAGGTTCCACCGACTTGAATATGGATTCTCTACTCGCTTTCGTTGAGGAAAGAGAAAATTCTGCCATAAACAAACTCAAACGAGAGACAGCAATAGAAGCTAGAAAAGAAAAGTTAAAGGAAATCATAAATACTTTTAATTCCTATTCTTCTGCACTGAAAGCGACATTCTCTCTTCATAAAGCTCTCGCCGAGATAAAGATGATTCTCATAAACAAGATGAATACAGTGGGAAGTTTTTCTTACTTTGTGAAAACCGATAGTGGATATAGAGTGACGGGACAAGAGGGATTCGTGGTTGCTGATGTTGTGGGTAAGAAAACAATGAAACTTGTAGATAGATTGGAATTCAGTAGAATCAATTTCACAGCTTCAAAGAACTGGGTATAACCGAATGGCCAAAAAACTTAAAGACATCACAGAAAAAAACTTAAAAAGAGTGGTTTTTGCTTTTGGTAGATTCAATCCACCAACTTCTGGTCATGAAAAACTTGTGGATTCTATTTTGAGTGTAGCAAGAAGAAGGGGCGCGGAAAACAGAATATTCATATCCAACAGTCAGGATTCCAAGAAAAATCCTCTTCAACCCGAAGACAAGTTGCGAATAATGAAATCCTCTTTCCCCAAAGCAAACATTGTTCAATCAAGAGAAATACCCAGCCCTTTCCATGCTTTTGATTCCCTCAGAGAAGAAGGATTCGAAGAAATAATCATGGTTGCTGGAAGTGACAGAGTGAATGAGTTCAAGAGAAGTTTTCAAAAATATATTGACAAAGAGAACATAAAAGTCAAATTTGATGTCGTTTCTGCTGGAGAAAGAGATCCAGATGCTGCTGATGTTTCTGGAATGTCGGCATCAAAACTGAGAAGTCTCGCTTCCGCTGGGGAACTGGAAACATTCATGTCGGGTCTTCCAACTAATTTAGACGCGAGAAAAAAGAAACAAGTTTACGATTTGGTGAGAAGAGGCATGGGTATATCGGAAGCTCTTCAGATCATCACCGAAGAAGTGGAAGAGGAATCTGAAAAAGAGATAACGGTATTGGTTTTGACATCAACTCCCAGTGAATACAAGGGAACTATTGGGAGAATGAAGGAAGCTTGCGACAAACGTGGAATCTCGTTCAAAGCAATCTACTCCAAGACAGCTTTCATTGACACAACACAAGTTCGTAGAAAGCGAATAAAAATACAGAACTACAATGGAAAGGGAGAAGACCTTTCTATTGATCCTAGAAAGAGTGTTTGTTTCATTCGGGGTGGTGCGTTAAAGACGGAAGTTGGAAATGCTATCGCCAGAATACTTGAGAATTATGGAGTATTCACAATCAATGAAATGAAAGTGATGAACTTCTGTGCAAACAAACTCGCTTCAATGATAGAACTTGAAAGACAAAAGATACCTATTCCAAGAACTGCATTTGTTCCAAACAGTGGAGACATTGAAGGAGCATTGAAGAAAATTGGAGGTCAATTTCCAGTTGTCATCAAGACAATCACTGGTGCAGAAGGAATTGGAGTTTCCATTGTTGATTCATATAAATCTCTCAAATCTGTTCTTCAATCTCTGTGGAAATTCAATGCAGAAGTAATCATTCAAGAATATTTTGAAATTGAATATGACGTAAGAACTTTGGTTCTTGATGGAAAGATATTCGCTTGTGCTAGAAGAAACAAAGGAAAGAATGATTTTAGAACAAATATTGCTCTCGGTAACACTGGTGGAGAATATGAACTTTCTGAAGAAGAAAAGGAAGTTGTTCTGAAAGCAGCAAAAATTTCAGGTGGATTCTATGTGGCTGTTGACCACATCATGCACAAGGGCAAACCATACGTTTTGGAATTGAATGGTTCTCCCGGCTCAGCAAACATATATATGAATTACTACAATCGTGAAGGAGAGTCAAAACCTGTTGATGGAAGTAAAGTGATTGACAATTTGATTGATTATATTACCGACAGGGAAAGATGGGAAGTTGCTGGAACAGAAGCTGGAGTGATTGAAAACATAGAGATTTGGGGAAAGAAAGTCGAAGCAAAATTGGACACAGGTAACTTCGGTCACAATTCCATGCACGCCTCTGAGATAAAAATCATTGGTGAATTCCCAAATAGAAAAGTTTCATTCAAGGATTACTTTGGAAAGAAACATATCATTCCCATAAAAAGTATCGCGAAAGTCAAGTCAAGTCCAACCACATCTGAAAAAAGACCAACCATAGAAATTGACGTTCGTTTCCGTGGTCTAGATTTTAAAAATGTTCGTTTCAACTTGGTTGACAGAAATGGAAATAGTTATCCCGTTCTATTAGGAACAAGATTCTTGGAACAAGCTAAGATTTCCGTCAACCCAAGCAAAATACATCAGTTACCGGAGGAAAACGAAGAGATGAAGTTGAAAAAATTGCTGGAAAGAGAAACAAAGTTTCTTGAAATTGGAGATCATGGAAAAGCTCAAGAGATAAGAGAAGAAATAGAAAAAGAAAAGAAATTGTATTATAAAAAATATTCCGATGTCCAAGACGAAACCACTCTTGATGAAGAGTTTGATTTTTATCTTCATGAAGTAAGTCCTCCAAGTGGTCCAGCAAGAAGATTTGCAAAAAAGACAAAAGTCAAGAAGCAATTTCAACAGAGATATGGCGCTGACGATTGGAAAAAGGTTTTCTATGGAACAGCGTGGAAGATGTATAATCGTGGGAAAAATGAAGAGAATGATTTGAATGAAGAACTTGCAACCATCTACATTGATCCAAAGAAGTTTCCAAATCCACTTCCTTCTCCTCTAGCTTCGGTATTCATGGTCAA